TACAGCCGCGCGAGCTAAATGGGACTAGAGTCACCAAAACGGGATTGACCGGGCGGTCAGCGTGATGGGGAATTGAGACACCACAAGCCCGAAACCCCTACAAGTAGGCTGTTTCGCGGCTTGTGTGCGCCGGCGTCATACCGGTATATTCCCGCCGCAAATCGGCGGTATGTCTTCCAAAATGGCAATCCGTGCCGGCTCGTCCGGCCCCGGATTGCCGCTCGTTTGCGGCCCGTTACCGGGTCGCTATAGGCCGGAAACCGGCCGCCCGCCGCAAGGCCCCGGCTGGACGCCGCCAGGATCGTCTACAAGGCCCGCTGGCGGACAGCCGGCCTCGGAATGCCCTGGCGGCCCCGTGGCCGCCCTGGGGCCAGCCAGGGCCTTGCAGGGGCTCCTGTCAGTCCGCCGGGTTCGTCGCCAGGCAGACGATGGGGTTGCGAAGCTCCGGGTGCGCCGTCCGTTCATCTTCCGTGAACCCGGCGACCGCAATGTCGATCCGCTCATAGGCCCGGAAACTTCGCTGCAAGTAGTCGAAACGGGCCGCGTCGGAAAAGTCAATCGCCAGGCGCGACCGCGTGCCATACAGCAACCCCTGGCCAAAGTTCCCGAAGGCCAGGAATCGCGAGTCGGCGGCCGAAGCGCTGGCTCGCGGGAAGAAGCCGGTAATGTGGTGTTTGTATCCCATCAGTTCCCCCGGCTCTTTCTCCGAGGGCTTCTGCCAGATCGGCGTGCCGGCGAAGTCGATTAAGACCTTCAGCCGCGCGAGGATCGTCGCGTGCATCAGCCAGGCGGCGTTGTCGAATCCCATGTCGGCAAGCTCGGCCTCCACGCTGCAAAGTTCCTGATAGTTGACGCCCCCGAAGGCGTCGCCTCCAGTCGTCATAAGCACGACCGTAACCCGGTCCGAGTTGAGGATGCCGGTGATCCCGCCATACGTCGGGCTGCCGTCGCCGATGAAGGCGGCCTGGTCTTCCTTGTAGCCCATCGCGTAGGCAAACTCCGTCGCCAGGTAATTGCCCAGGTTGGTCCGCGAGTCCTCAAAAAGCTCCATGTCAACATTCACCAGCGCCATGAGCGTTTCAGGCGAAAGCCGAATCCCGCCCGCCGTCGGCGTTGACGGCGTGCCCGCCGCCCCGGCGGCCTTCCAATAGGCCGTGGGTCCGCCGAGGCGGTGAAGCGCCAACCCCCCGCCGGCCGCAATGGGCTGCTGGTAGCCGATCCTCGCCGCCAGGCCGACTTCCATTACCATCCGGCGGATTTCCATGTTGATCTGTTCGGTCGGGACAAGATACCCGCCTTCTTCGCCGCCCGCCGGGCTCATGTCTTTCTTGTCGCCGGCCATCAGGCGGGTGCAAAAGTCCGCGAAGTCCCTGGCGTCCGCGTCATCGCGGAAGCCCATCATCGGCCGGCCGTCGCGTAGCGACTGGCCATCGCGCACGGGGCTTCCCATCCGGCGTATCGACGCGATCTGACTGCTCTGCCTGGCCATGCTCTTTACGTCGGCCTGCAATTGCGCCACTTGCCTGGCCAGGTCCTGCCGTTCGGAGGCCGTCGCCTCTTCGCTGGGCGCGTCGGCCGCGTAGGCTTCCAACCGCACCAAGGCCCGCGTGACGCCCGGCAGGTTGCCGCCCATGCGAGCGCTTTCCAGTTCCGTCGCCAGGTCCGCCAATAGTTCATTCAGTCTGTTCATTGTCGTTCTCTTCTCTGGAAATCCGTATCCCGTCGATCAGGCGGGTAAGCATTTCAATGTTGACCGCCAAGAGCGCCGATTGAACATCATCGAACAGCAACATAGCCTTCTTGCTCGCGTCGATCAGGGCATGAAGTTTTTTGCCAATCTCTTCCGCCCGACAGAGTATGGCGAGCGCGGCCTGGCTCTTGCCGCCCGACGGTGCGCAACGTGGGACGCTCGGGATGCCAGGCCGCTCTTCTCGCCATCCAACCACGGTTCAAGACTCCGTTCTCTAGCCGTGGATGTCGAAGGCCGGCTCCGCCGCCGGCAGGTTCTGCGCGTCGCCGAGAATGACGGCCACGCCAAGCACCACCACGTCCGTGCCGACAACGGCCACGGCGCGGAGGTACCGCTTGCGCGTCGGCGTGATCCGCACGCGGCCCTGATAGATTGCCACGTCATTCGCCGTGGTGATCTGGGTGAACGCCGCGCCCTCGATGTCGGCATATTGGCCGTCCGACGTGGCGCATTCCTGCACGTTCACATCGGCCGTGCCCGTCGCCGCCGCCACGCCGGCATTGAGGAGGAAAAGGGCTTCCTTGAAGCCCTTTGTGTCCACCGCGTCGCCGTTGTGGGTCGTCACGGACTGCGACGCGGGGGCCAACCCCTGCACCGCCTTGAGTTCGCTTCCAACGTCCATGTTTGTTCTCTCAGTCTCCGGCTTCCTGCCGGTTCATGCTGTCCCTGTTCTCTGCGATCTCGCCTTCGCGGCCGGCCCGGCCGCTACGCGCCGGCCCCGGTCTTCAGGACCGAGATCGGATTGGCAAGCTCCGGGTGCGCCGCGATCTCGGCGGCGGTGAAACCGTTCACCGCGATAGCGACGCGCTCGTAAGCCCGCCACGAGTTCTGAAGGTTCGTCCAGCTCGGCGCGGGGCTGTAGTCGATGCCGATCGACCCGCGTCGGCCGATGTAAAGCCCCGAATAGAAATCCCCGAACGCCATGAACGTGGTCGATGCCGCCGTGGCTGCCGTGCCGCGCATCAGGCCCGACGCATGGTGCGGATACCCCATGATCTGCGGCGGTTCGCCCATGCCGCCGGCCTGCCAGATCAGGTGCCCGGCCGTGTCCTCAAGCTGCTTGACAAGGGCCTTGACCGTCCGATGGAATAGCCAGGCTGCGCGATCCAGCCCGCCCTCCCAAACAGCCGCTTCCATGTTGACCAGGTCCGCGTAGGCCAGATCGGCAAACGCATCGTCGGCCGCGTCCATGTTCACGATGGTAACGCGGTCGCTGTTGAGGATGCCCGTGATCCCGCCATACGTCGGGCTGCCGTCGCCGATGAAGGCGGCCTGGTCCTCCTTGTACGCCAGGGCATAGGCAAACTCCCCGGCAAGGTAATTGCCCAGGGCGACGGCGGAATCCTGCTCAAGCTCGATGTCCACGTCGATCAGGGCCATCAGGGTTTCGGGGCGCATGTCCAGCCGGCCGAACGTCGGCGACGACGGCGTGCCGGCCACGCCGGCGGTTTTCCAATAGGCGATCGCGCCGCCAAGCCGGCGCACCTGCGAAAAGCCGCCCGCGCCCATCGGCACGGGCCGGCCGATCCGGGCCGCGATCCCCACCGTCATCGCCATCCGGGAAATCTCGGCGGCGATCTCCGGCGACGGGACCAGGTAGCCGCCTTCGCCGCCGGTCAGGAGGGTCAGGTCCTTCTTGTCGCCGGTGTACAGCTTCCGGCAAAAGGCGGCGAAGTCCTTTGCCAGTTCCGGGCGTGAAAACTGAAAACCGGACGGGCCGCCCGCCGCCCGGTACGCGAAATCCATCGCCTTCGTTGCATACATAAAACGCTATCCCTTCTTCGCGGGCCGTGCCCGCGAGAATCTTTGTCCTTGTTATCGTGCCCGCCCGCCGCCGGCAGTCGCCATCGATCTCAGGCCGGCAAGGGCGCGCTCAAACTCTGCCTCTTCCGCCGAGTCCTCTTCTTCCCGGCCGCCCCGGAGGCGGCCCTGCCTCTCTTGTTCCTCCAGTTCCGCCTCCAGATCATCCCCCATACTTCGCCCCGACAATACCGCCTTGCCGATCCAGTTGCCCTCGATGCCGTTGCGGGCCTCGATTGCCGGCGTCGCTTCATCGGCGACGAAACCGCAGATGTCGGCGGCGGCCTGGCGCAGGTCTTCCTCCGTCGCCGGCTCGATCGCCCCCTTTTGCACCGCCCCGATTTGCCCCTGTATCTGCCCCGCCATCCTCTCGTAATCGGCCAGGGCTTCGCTGTCGCCGGCGACGGCCGCGACGCCTGAAATGGTCGATACGATATTGAGTTTGATTTCCAGCGCCGCCGCGCGTAGCTGGCCGCGCGTGATCCCGCGTCCGCCTGCGCCGCCGCCCATGCCGCGCACGACGGTAAGCGCCTCGCGGTTGCTTCCCACCGGGCAGGCCGACACCTCAAGCAGTTCCATCTTGGTGTACCGCTTGCCCGACCGCGACTTGCCCCCCCGCAGGGGTTCGCTGGCCAGGGGCATGAAGCCCACAGACACGGCGCTCATGTGCCCGTCTTTGTAGAGCGTTTTGTATTCCTGGCCAAGTACCGTTTTGTCGGCAAACTTGATCCGCCCGGTAAGCCCTACCCCCGGCGCTACGGCGATCATCTTGAATGATCCGATGACGGGCGATCTGCCGTTGTCCAGGCGGTGCTGATGTTCGGCCAGGAAGACCGGGTTTTGGCGGAAGAAGTCCAGTTGCCAGCCGGCGGGGTCAAGGGCGTCGCCGTCGCGGTCCTCCGCGCCCGTGCTGCAAACGACTTCGATGTCCCAGGAGCTATGACCTTCTTCGGCGACGCCCTTGACGAATCCGGTTTTCTGTATCGGTGTCATCGGCGCGATTCCCTTATCGGACCAGCGCCGGCTCGCGGGGCTTGCCGGCCGGGTCGTTTTTGTTCTCGTTGTGGTAGTGCGTT